TACCACTAGTGTGCAAAAAACACTTCGCAAACCAGCAGAACAACTCAAAGAATTCAAAGGAACTGCTAAAACCAAGTACCAAAAAGCATTCGACAATATAAACGCAGTTGAAATTAAACTTAACGGTCGACTAAACGATACTACTATCATACTTAAAGCCTTTTAAAGGCAAAAAGTGATAAATAGTAGTATGTCAACTAAAATAGATCAAATTGGATATAACAGCAGAAACGAAATAATTGAAGAAATTTCGTTGCGTCTTGCAGACGGAATGGTGGATGTTGAGCTCGATAGAGATCATTATGACATCGCTGTAAATAAATCCATACAAAAATATCGCCAACTTAGTTCTGGTGCTGTAGAAGAAGCAGTAATTTTTATTCAAACTACTGCTGGTGTTACCAAATATACTTTGCCTAACGAAGTTATAGATGTAAAAAGAATATATCGCAGAGGTATAGGCACTAATAGCGGTGGCGGTACTAACTTTGATCCTTTTGATGTTGCTTTTAATAATATGTATATGTTACAAGCAGGCCAAGTAGGTGGTCTTGCAGTGTTCGATGCTTTTGCTCAATACAAAGAAACAATTGGTAGAGTGTTTGGTAGCGAGTACAACTTTACATTCAATAGAAATACAAAAGAATTAAACATTCTCAGAAACGTCAATCATGGCGAAGACATTGCTGTAGGAGTATTTAATTTCATTCCAGAAAGTGTGCTTATTAAAGATGTGTATGCCGCAGAATGGATTAGTGCGTATGCCCTTGCTCAATCTAAACTTATGTTAGGTGAGGCAAGAAGTAAATTTGGTAGTGGCTTACCAGGCCCTGGTGGAGCAGTTACTTTAAATGGTGATACTCTTAAATCAGAAGCACTAACAGAAATTGAACAATTACTTACCGGAATCCACAATATGGAAGAAGGTAATTCTCCACTAGGCTTTGTTATTGGATGATAGGCTATCATTATCAAATAAAGAATCCGGCTCTGTTAGAACCTTTTAAAGTAGTCAAAGATCTTTTTGAAAAAAGTTATGCTACCTTTGATGGCGATGTAGAAAGATTTAACGGCATACAAACAAATAATTTTACTATGTATCCTCACAAAGATGGCAGTGTTTTTGTATGGAAACCTGGTGTGTTAAGAAAATTACAAAAAGAATTTTATAAAGTATTTAATACAGAAGTTTACAATATTGCTATATATTTTACTCCAGCACATGGTGAATATGAGTGGCATAACGAAAGCACTAGAATGTTGCCTTATGCAACAGAGGAATTCCGTAATTACGTTTTAGCAACTCGTATAAGACGAAATGTTGCAATAAACTATAAACTAACAGATGATGATCTTTCTGCTAGTAAATTGATGTGGGCCAAGCACGACAAAAAAGTTGATGATATTTGTAAAAAGCATTATCCTCTAATAAAAGGTTTAGAAGAAAATTACGAAACAAACGAAGGTGTTAGAATTAGATTAGGGCATGAGGTTATGTTAGACAAATCCTTGATTACAATAGAAGATGAGTATTATGGAATGGAAGTTCCAACATTAGTTAGAACAAATGCGTTTCATAAAATAGACAATACTGCCTGTGAATTTGATAGGATAGTAGGCACAGTTTCTTTTGATCATGACATGTTTTTTGAACACATGCAACTTTGGATACAACATGGAACACTCTTTAAATAAAAATTGTTTTTTTGAACTCCCTTCTCTAGAATTACCGATCACTGTTGATGAATTATTTGATGAAAATGACATACATTATGTAAATGGCGATTTTCATAAAATACAACATACAAACACAGAAAATATTTTAAGCAGAGTTGGAACAGTTACAACAAATTGTGTTTGGTGGAATAAAGGTTCAATAACCAGTAGTGTATATAGCAAGGAAAATATTATTGGGCTTGGCGTTGCCCAAATACATAATAAAAAAATTGGAAAAAAATTACACGACTTTTTTTACGACACGTTCCACGCAGATTTTTTAGCACCAATAAGAAGTACAGAGTTCGGTTTAAAAATTTTACCATTGTCTATATTTTGTTTTTTCCCAGATGCACATAACTATTGGCATTTTGAAGGACCGAGACATAATTTGCCAACAAATTTTAATTTAATAAGAAATTCTTCAGTAGTCAATTTTAGATTATTAGGACCAACCGAAGACGATGATACATCAGTACAATGGGCAACAGTAGATGAAAAGTTTGAAACAGAATTAAATCGTTTAAGTCAGGCACATTTAGATAATAATTTATCGGTAATAAATGATTTAAATAATAGTGTTCATATAAGCCAGGGTGTTGATAATATTGTGAGCAATAAATGGAATAATAGTATTAAGATTGTTGCAGAAAGAAAAGGATTTCATAATCCATTTTGTATGAATGTAAAACATTGGCATAGAGTGTTGTTGACTGATAAATCTAGATGTACTTTTAGAATATTAGGAAATAAAGATTTTGATTTCTCTTATTACGAACAATTACATCTAGAAGGAAAATTTTTAAAATGAAAAATAGTTTTTGCGAATTACCAGAATTACAAAATCCCTTCACGCCAGAGGAACTATTCTGTGAGGAAGATTTAAATTTAATATACAAGTATGATAATTCTAACATATCTGCAGATAAAATTTCCTGGACAGACACTACTAAGGATTATTACACAGGCAAAGAGTACCATCACAAGTTTAGTGGAATAGGTTATATTGCCCATAAACCGACAATGAGAAAAATGTATGAATTTGTAAACGATACATTTCCTGATACATTTATAACAAAAATGTGGGATTTATCTGGTAGAAAAATTTTTCCTTGTACAATTTTAGTTTGGAATACTCCAAGTGATTGGCACATGGAAGGTCGTCCGTATCCAGCACATAGTCATGAAATATTTTCTTACGGTAGATTTAGCACTGTTTGTAATTTTAGATTACTTGGTGATGACAGCAATTCAAAAATTCTTTTTTCAAATGGTTCACAACGATTACAAGAAGTTTCATCAAGCCTAGCAGAAGAGTATGTAAAACAACAATCTACCGATATAGTAGAGTTATCAACTTCCTCCGGCGGAAACGTAAGATTCCGTAAAATGATGGATCGAGTTTACAACGAAGATAAATCTTTAATGGTAAATTCAGCAAATGATTATTTTTGCGATGCTACAAAATGGGAACAAGATTTACCTATTGTAGCAGAAAAATATGATTTTAAAAATCCATTTTTGTTAAATTTATCACAATGGCATAAAGTTTGCATTGACAATGATGCAACAAGAGTAACACTAAGACTTATGGCAGACAAAGACGTGCCGTTTAGTGTTTGGGAACAAATGGTTGACGATGGCACGTTTTTAAAGTAAAATAAAATTTTAGGTAGAGACACAAATGATTATAGGTATTACAGGTTTTATTGGAAGTGGTAAAGACACTGTTGCAAACATGCTAGTAGAAAAAGGATGTACACAAGACAGTTTTGCGGCACCATTAAAAGATTTATGTGCAAGTGTTTTTGGTTGGCCTAGACATTTACTAGAAGGCGACACAGTAGAAAGTCGAGATTTTAGAGAAACACCAGATATATTTTGGACTCGTAAAACCGGCATAGATAATTTCACTCCTAGATTAGCACTTCAACTTCTAGGAACAGATATTATGCGTACACACTTTAATCAAGATATTTGGTTAAACAGTTTAGAATACCGCATGCGTAAAAATGCCAGTAGCCTACCGATCGTTGTAAGTGATGCTAGATTTCAAAACGAACTTAATTTGATTCGTTCAATGGGAGGTGTTATACTCACAGTTGTTAGAAACGAGCAACCTGAATGGTATGAAACTGCGGTTTCTGCTAATAAAGGTAATGTTACTGCAAAGTATACTATGAACACACGATTTAAATCAGTACATGCCAGCGAATGGAATTGGGTTGGGTACGATTTTGATTATGTATTAGACAATAACAGTACACTTGAGCATTTAGAAAACCAAGTATCCACAGTTTTTCGAGAACTGTCTAACAAAAAGTTACGATCAGTATAAAATTTCCTTATTTATCAAAAATGACAAATTTTTAGAAATCTAGATTTCTAATAATACACTATATTGCGTTTTTTGATAAATAGATATACAGAATTATTTAAAATAGTTCATATCAAGGAGAAAGACTATGGTAACTTTAGTATCACCTGGCGTAAGCATTAGTGTAAGCGATGAATCGTTTTATGCGTCAGCAGGAACTGGTACAGTACCTTTAATTGTTATTGCAACTGCTCAAGATAAGAGTAGTCCAGATGGCACAGGTACAGCATCAAATACAACTAAAGCAGAAGCAGGTAAATTAAAACTTATCACTAGTCAACGTGAATTACTCCAAACATTTGGTAACCCATTGTTTTATTCAAGCGGTGGAAATCAATTGCATGGATATGATCTCAACGAATACGGCTTACTAGCGGCCCACAGTTTCTTAGGTTTAGCAAATAGAGCATATGTACTTAGAGCAGATATTGACTTAGGTGAATTAGAAGCAACAAGTACTGCACCTACTGGAACAATAGCAGACGGTTCTTACTGGTTTGATACAGCAAGTTCATTGTTTGGTCTCAGAGAATGGGATGGTTCTAAGTGGGTTAAAAAATCCGTATCAGTTGTGGATTCCAATAACGTTGATAGTGGAACAGGCGGACCTAAGAGAGCGTTTGGATTAAACGGCGATTTTGCTGTTGTTGCAAACACTGCTTCAGGTACAGCCGAAGACGTAAAATATTACGAAAAATATAGTGACGATTGGTATCAAATCGGATCATCAAGTTGGAGCTCTGCTACAAGTAGTGATTTCCAATTTGCAAGTCACTTAGCAGTCCCATCACTACAAAGCGACGGTGTAACATCGTTGTCAACTGGTGATATTTTTGTTCAAACAAGCACACCTAATCAGGGTGCAAGTTTAAGTGTTAAACTTTATAGTGGAAGTAGCAAAGCATTCAGTTCAGTGAGTGCTCCAATGTATGCCAATACAGATGCCGCTTACACAGACATCGGTTTAGCAAACGTATCAGTAGGCGATATCATTGCAGAATTTAATGATGCAGATGGTGAAGCAGAATTTGTATTAAAGAGACACAACGGTAATGTTACTGTTGTTGCAACAGGATCTGATATTTCTTCAGGTGTTGATGCGTCTGGTAATGCAAATGTACAATTAGTATACAATGGTACAACTGTAAATGTTGCAATCACTGCAACAATTAGCGGTAATGCAAGTGCGGCTACTGCAGAAGATATTGTTTTTGATATCAACAGTAGTTTAGCAACAGCCGGCGTCTCTGACGTAAGTGCAAGTTTAGGTAGCGACGACAATGTCGTACTTACTACTTCAACAGGTAGAGATGTAAAATTAAATAGTTTGCATGCAAACTTTGGTCCAAGCACACTTGGTTTTGGATCAGGTTTAGCATCTGCAAACGTTGTATATAGTAACTTTGAAGATCTTAGTTACGAAGCGTCAAAAGTACAGATTACTGGTACTCTTGCAACAGGTAGTTACTGGTATAACTCTACAGTTTCTAAGAGTAATATCGACCTACTTGAAAACGACTCAGCAAACGGTTGGGTATCATTTAGCCAAGATTTCCAAGTTGCATCAAGTGCTCCATCAACTCAAAGTGGTTCTGGTGCGTTGGTGTCTGGTGATGTATGGTTAGACAGCGATGACACAGAAAACTTCCCTGCACTTTATAAGTGGAGTGGTAGTGTGTGGTCAGCAGTTGATAAAGCCGACCAAGTTACTGCAGACGGTGTTGTTTTTGCAGACTTTAGACAATCTAGTGTATCTAGTTTAGATTCAGATGCACCTGCAAATACTTCATACCCACAAGGTATCTTAGGATTTAACAAACGTGCAAGTGCAGGTAATGTTAAAGAATGGGATGGTTCAAAATGGGTAGATGCAAGTTTAAACAAAGTAGACGGTAGTATGTATGGTTTGAGAAAAGCAGTTCACAATTTAGTTAAAACTAAAATGCAAGCAGTTATTTCTTCAAACGATGACATTAGATCAGAAATCAATGCATTTAATGTTATTGCCGCTCCTGGCTTCCCAGAAATGATTGACGAAATGATTGGATTAAGCACAGATAGAAGAAACACCGCATTCGTAGTTGGTGATACACCATTTAGACTTAAAGCAGATGCTACAAGTTTAACTAATTGGGCAACTAACGCCAATAATGCTAGTGAAAACGGCGAAGATGGTTTACTTTCAAGTTCACCATATGCGGCAGTTTACTATCCAAGCGGACAATCAACTAACTTAGACGGAACAAACGTTGTAGTTCCTTCATCACATATTGCATTAAGATCATTAGCATTTAATGATCAGGTGGCATTCCCATGGTTTGCACCAGCAGGCTTCCAAAGAGGTCTTGTAAGTAATGCAACAGCAGTTGGTTATGTTGATCCAACATCAGGTGAATTTGTTCCTGTAACATTGAACGAAGGTCAAAGAGATACATTGTATCAAAACAAAGTCAACCCTATTGCACAATTCCCAGGTAGAGGATTGGCAGTATTTGGCCAGAAGACCTTGAATCCAAATGCTTCAGCATTGGATAGAATCAATGTTGCTAGACTTATGGTTTACATCAGAGAAAGACTTGACGATATCGTTAAGCCATTTATCTTTGAACCAAACGATGAAGTCACAAGAGCAAATGCAAAATCTGTTGTTGACGGGTTCTTGGATCAATTGATCATTCAAAGAGGTTTGTTTGACTTTATCACAGTTTGTGATGGAACAAACAACACTCCAGCAAGAATTGATAGAAACGAACTTTACATTGACATTGCTATTCAGCCAGTCAAAGCAGTTGAGTTCATCTACATTCCGATCAGAATCCAAAACACATTGGGTCAAACAGCGGAGTAACATTGTAACTCTCATAAAAAGGCGTCTTTTAGGCGCCTTTTTTTTGATCATTTAAAACACCTTTTAATAAATTTCACTATTATTTGATAAATAAGTGTAACGATAAGCCAACATTGGCTTACGGGTAATTAGGAGAAATAACATGGCAGACGAAAACGCACAAGTAACTACTAAGAGTAAATTTGGTGTTCCAGTAACTGCAAACGAAGCAGGCATTTTGATGCCTAAGTTGAAATTCCGTTTTAGGGTTTCTTTATTAAATGGCTTCGGCGGCTTACAGGAAACTAAAAAGTTTACTCAAAATGTAATGAACGTTACTCGTCCTAAAGTAAACTACGAAGAAGTAGTTATTGACAGTTATAATTCTAAAGTTTATGTTCAGGGTAAACATACCTGGGATCCAATTACAGTGGTGATTAGAGACGATATTACTAACAGTGTTTCAAGAATTGTTGGTGCTCAAAATCAAAGACAATTGAATCATTATGAACAAACATCTCCAGTGGCTGGTGAAGATTATAAATTTAATATGCAAATAGAAATATTAGATGGACAATCGTCTGCTCCTACTGAAGTTTGGAACTTAGAAGGCTGTTTCTTAACTAACGTAGATTATAGTGATTCTGATTATGCAACTAACGAACCTGTTACAGTTTCAATGACTGTAAGATACGACAATGCTATACACCTTAAAGGCGCAAGCACTATCGTTCAAAGTCTTGAATCAGGTAATCCGTTTGATGCAGGACAGACTCCAGGCGGCAGTAACAGCATTGGTGCCTAATACTTAATGTATTAGTAGTAAAAAATTATGGCATTTGAAAATATTTTTAGCCAAGTAGTCGATGGTATACTAGCCTCCCAGATGTATAATGGCCGCCCTAAGTCACAACTTAGCCAGGCTGAGATAGATGGGGCAGTACCAAATCAATACTACTTGCATGATTATAAAAATGCTAAGAGATTTACACCGGCAAATACGCCCGTACGTCAAAAGTTCAATGGATACGTCAACTTTACTTTTAACAGTGAAGTTGACGTTGACTTTTTAAATGATGCAGAATTCAGAAATACTCTGAGCAGTTTAGTTAAAACTGCCCAATTTCCTACTGCAGAATTTCAAACAGACGTAAAAAATCAGTACAATAGAAAAAGAATAACTGTTAGTGGTGTCGAGTTTAAACCTATTAGCATAACAGCATATGACACAGTGGACAGCATGTGGGTTGTCCTACTGATGAAAATGTATTCACATCTTTTTCAAAATCCATTAAACAAATATTCAGTAAATGGAGGTAATGTATCTCCAAAGAATATAGATTATGATGTTGTTCCAAAATCGGTTGCGTCAGGTGGTGCAGAATCAACTGGTAGTAGTTTTAATAGACCATTTGATAGTAATAGATCCGGATTAAATTTACGTCCCGGCAATCAAAGGAACTTTATTTCACACATGGATGTAGTTCAATATCAC